GATGATCCCCGACGACTCGAGCGTGAGATCCAGGGTCGCAAAGCCCTCGGTCTCGCCGCCCGTGCCGTAGGAGGTGATCTGGAACTTCCCCACCCACTCGTTGCCGCTGCCATCGCGGTACTTGAAGTTGGCGCTGGGGTCGCTCGCCATCGCGATCGCCTTGACGCGCTGCTGGTCTGCGCTGTCGACGAACAGGAAGTTGGCCGAGATCGACATGCTCTTGATCGAGCCGCTCGGGAACATGTCGCGCCACCCGCCGCTGTCCTTCGTATTCACTTCGACCGGCGTGTTGTTGATCGTGAGCGAGTGAACCTTCGCGGCGGCGATCTTCGTGAAGACCTCGGGCGCGCCACCGTCGCCGACCAGCAGCGTGACGATCTTCCCCGGGATGTCGGCCATAAGGGTCTCCCTTGGCGCCAACGGCGCGAAAGACAGCGGCAGCCCTCATGGCTGCCGCCAGAATCGATCTAGGCTGGGATACGGACTATTCGAGGCGGACCACGGCGACGGCCAGGCCAGCCTCGCTCGAGTAGGTTGCGGTCACGATCTGGCTCTCGTCGTTGAAGCGCGTGGGGTCGAAGAAGCGGGCAATCAGTCCGGAGAACCCGTCGGCCACGATCACAGCCGAGTCGTGGTTGAAGCCGTGATTGCACTTCATGGGTGCATCGAACGTGACGGTACGAGGGGCGCCGGATGTGTTCGCGACCCAGAAGCCCGTGCGGCCGACGTTGCGAAACGTGTCACCGCCGGCTGACGCAGCCACCGCGGAGGCTGCGATGTCGACCGCGGTCGGCTCAGCGGGGAACGAGACGGGAGCGAGCAGAGCCATGGTGTGACCTCAGTAGCTGAACAGGGCATCGGGCTTGCCGATGCGTGTGGTGTACCGAGTGGAGTATGCGAGGCGCAGGCCGGAGAACGGTTCGGCGCCTGCCCGCTTCTCCTCCTGCGGCTCCGTACTCTCCAGCGCGAACTCGAGCCCATTCCAGGGCGGGGCCATCCGGGCCTCGACCTCGACCGCCATCTCCTCGGCGACCTCGATCGCGGACTTGCCGGCGAGACGGCGGGCGCTCAGGACAATGCTGATCGGCAGCGATCTATACTGCGCCCCGTCGTTGGTCGAGTCGACGATCTCCTCGATGCCGAGCGCGATTCGGGCCACAGGCAGCTTCGTCTCGTCGACCACCTCCTCGAGGTTGTCGAGTGGCTTGCTGGCCGCATTCGGGAGGTCGACCATGCGCGCGAGGAGCTCGGCGCGGATCTGCTGACGGATGGACGTCATGGGGCCGCCTTGCTCAGCATCAGCGTTGTCATCCCCGTGCCATCATCACGGGGCGGCTCGTGCACCACGAACTCTGAGCAGTCGATCGCGACGTGCCACCCTTGAGCCACACCGGACACCTCCGCTGTCGGTACGACCACCATCGGCCGTGAGCTCGAGACCGGTCCAGAATCGAGCTCATCGATCTCAGCCCAGGCGTTGTCGAAGATCCCGCGCGGAAGTCGCTGGCTGCCATCCGGATCGATGAACGTCAGCGGTGGCTCGGAGCCCGTCGGACTCAGCTGCAGCGACGTCCCGAAGTCGTAGGTCATGGCGGCCAGATCAGCCGAGGTCTCTACGGGCACGGATCAGCCCTGAATCGATGCCCAAGCCGCGTCGCGCTCGGCCGCTGTCACCGTGCGTCCCACGAGCTTCGAGACCTCGGCCACCGACGGCTTCTCGTCGCGGCCGATCTCGAGGATCGCGCCCACGATGTCGTCGTCGACCGCCGCATCGGCGCCGGTGTCTTCTCCGGCTTCCGATGCCGGAACGCCCTCGACTGCCGGCACCGGAAGACGCGCGAGACCCAGGGCCATCTTCTCGACCGCCACGTCGTCGGGACAGTCGAAGGCCGTGCCGGGCGGCACCTCGCGGATGCTGTTGTCCTTCTGCCGCAGATGCTGCGTGCAGTTGTCGGAAACGATTCTCATGGAACCTCCGTGAACCGGGCAGGCCCCGCCAGCAATGCTGACGGGGCCCATAGGGGGACGTGCCGCTCAGGCTCCGATCAGGTCACCTTGGCCGCGAAGCTGGCGTTGGCGCGGAAGGGCACCACCAGCGGAGCCGACTGCATCATCAGCAGCCGGGCGCTGGGATCCTTCTCCAGCCACGACTTGGGGAAGAACTCCATGGCCTGGTATCCGGCCTCCTCGTCGCGAATCGCGCCGTGCGCCTGCACGCCCTCGATCGCGGCACTGGCGAGGAGCACCCAGTTGTCCGGGATGATCGGCTGCTCGACGCCCGCCGTGTCCACGTACCAGTCGGCGTAGGTCCAGAGTCGCAGGTTGCCGAGCTGGCCGCGAAGCACCAGGCCGGCGTTCACGCGGGGGCCGATGTCGATCGAGCTCGAATCGCGGGCCCGCAGCAGATCGACGGCCTGCGCGAACTTCGCGTCGGCCTTGAAGAGCTTCCACGCACCGATCGTGAAGACCACGTCGGTGGGCGCCGCCCCACTCTTCTGAAGAGTTGTCAGCGACCACGTCTCGATGTTGTCGATCGGCGACACACCCGCGTCGTCCCACTCGGCGGCGCCGCCGCTGAGATCGACGGTGAGCGCGGCATCCCGGCCGAAGCTCACGACCTGCGTCGGATACCCCTCGCCGGTCACGGTCACCTGGCCGAGGCGGAGGGCTTCCGATGCCATCAGCTCCTTGCGGCGGCGGATCATCGCGATCTGGTCGTCCATCTCCATCGCCAGCTGCATCTGGATTCGCTGGGCGGGAGAGAGCGTGCCGGTCAGCGGCTCGCCCATCATGCGCTTCAGCGGCCGATTCGCGTCGAATCGCCGCTTGTCCTTGATGTAGGCGGGCGAGAACGTCTTGGCCGTGTGGCCGAGCGACTCCACCAGCTTGCCCTGGACCAGCGGGGAAACGAACGGCGCGATGCGCCGAGGCTTGTCCTCGGTGTCGAAGTGGATCTCCTCGGAGGTCTCCTCGATGATCGCCGGGAAGAACACGGAGAGGAGCGACACGGGTGCCGGCCGGCCCCGCAGATCCTCCACCGTCGCCACGAGTCGGTCGGTGCTGAACAGGTCCATGAATCACTCCTTTCCGGGCTCGGCGACTACGCCGACACCGGCTTGCGCAGGAACACGATGTAGTCCTGCAGAGTCTGGCGGACGTCGTCGGCCACCACGGTCCCGCCGAAGTTGAGCGAGTCCTCGTTGAACTCACCCGTCACGTAGACGGACGCCGTGACGTCACCACCGCTCGGATCCGCGTCGATCGCCAGGATCGCGCGGGCGGTCGACGCCAGATACGACCCCGTCTGGTGGACGCGGGCGTACTTGCCACCTGCGAGGCCGAGCACCGCACCGCGGGTCAGGGCGCCCTGGGCCTGATTCTCGGTCAGCGTGACGTCGATCGTCACAACGGGGAAGTCTCCGGCGATCAGGCGGTCGGGGCTGTAGGGCGTCGAGGCGAAGCTCGGATTGCTCATATCGATCTCCTCTGCGCGGATGCCCTACTCGAGGGCGCCGGCATTCTGGGTCGTCGTACGCTCTACCGAAGAGCGCGGAACCTCTGGATGTAGTCGCCGGCCGCCTTGATCTCGGCGTCGGTCTTGTTGGTCTCGGACTTCGCCCCGGGCCCCGGCGGATTCTTCGGCTCCGTCTTGCGGAGCGCATCGAGGGCGGCCGACTGCTGACCACGCTCCGACTCGAGGAACCGCAGCGCCGCCGCCTCGACCGTGATCGTCGGATCCTCGATCAGCTCCTGCGCCAGAGCCTCCTGGCCGGGCAGCGCCGTCCGCTGGATCCCGAGGATGCGCTCGCGCTCGGCGGTCGCGCCCTCGACACGGGCGCTCTCGGTTGCCTCCTGCCGGCCGGCAGCCAGGCCTTCCTCGCGGGCCGCGGTGGCCGCAGCCTCGAGCGCCGTGCTGCTCTCCTGACTGGCAGCCTCGCGGCCCGTCGCCTCGCCCTGCGCGCGGATGAGTTCCGCCACGTCGGGGAGGTTGGCCAGCAGCCAGTCGGACGTGATCTCGTCGATCTTGACAGTCCGCATCCCATGCTCCCTGTGCGTGCCCACTCGCGCGGGCGTCTCCGGGACTCAGAGGGCCGCCAGCCTGGCGACCTCCGAATCCACCGTTCCAATCCTGTCCGCCAGTCCAGCGTCGATCGCCTTCTGGCCCACGAACTGCGCACCCTGGCCGAACTCGCGGGCGACGAAGCCAGGCGACTGCCCACGGTGCCGGGCGACGTCCGCGATGAACACGTCCGTCAGGTCATCCACGAGAGCCTGGATCTCGGCACGTCCGGCCTCGGTCGTCGGGTCCGGCTGCTTGCGGGGACTCTGCGACGACCGGATCGTGATCTCGCGCACGCCACGCTTGGCGTCGAACTCGGTCCAGTCGCGGTATCGGGCAACGGTTCCGATCGATCCGAGGACCGAATCCGCTGCGACCACGATCTCGTCAGCAGCCGACCCGACCCAGTAGGCGGCCGAGGCCATCTGCCCGGAGGTGACGGCCGAGATCGGCAGATCACGCCGAGCCTCGAAGATCATCGCCCCCAACGCAGACGG